TTGGGATCGTTCAGTATCCAATAATCTGGATCGAAACCTATTACCACAGACCAGTGACCGCCGCCAGTTGGTGCGTTGTATGGCCCTTGGTGTAGCCATCCCACGGCAACAGGTCTGTTAGCACGTAACTCAAGCTCCAGCAAACCAGGTGCGCAGTTGGTCACGAACCTTGAATTTGTGAGTCCTAGTGCCCGTAATGCAAGCACCTGGGCCTGTGCGTCGGTGGTATCGCCAAACTTGGAACGGATGACATTGTACTCATCATCGCTTTTTACCTTGCCGTGGTAGCGGGCAATCATCGCGCAACTACTGGAGAAGCATTCGCGGTAACCGGTGCCAGATTTATTGTCGAGCTGGTACTCATAGGGCACCTTCAGTAACACTGATGTTGCCTTTTGGCTAATGCCCCAGAGTTTTGCCTCCGCTTCACGTCTACGGCGGAGGCCAGGTTCTGCTGGTGTACCAGCATTTACGTATAGCATCAATGCCGCTGGTACGACGTCATAGTTTGCCGTATGTAGCGCCTTCGATATTGTTTCAAAGCCTTCGCTGCCGTAGAAATGCCAACCTACGTTATAGGCAAACGAAATCAACGCATTTTGCTTCTGCGCTGATAACGTCTTCCAGCCTGGAATACTTTTAGCTAGTGCTGATACTACTTGAGTTTCTAGCATATTATCCAGCAATCCATCAGCAGCATCGCGTGTGATGGTATCGCCGATTTTTACTGCTGCGCCATCAGGCCATCTAGTGGTGCCCCAGCCGATGGTTGGCACACCGGCAGGACAAATATATGCTACATCACTGAAACCTTCAAATTCGCGGATTAAATTAGCGGCCTGCTGCCATGCCAATGCTGCCTTGGGTTTTGGGTCAGCCCTGAATTTGCTCAGAAATTCCTGCTGCTCATCTGGCGCTAGTAGCTCCCATGCCCAGTTCCATGCTGCCATTTGGTGAGGCAATGGCGCAGGTCTGCTGGTGGCACCTGCCGCCTTTACGAAGTTGCTCACTTTTTCACCAGTGGCGTGATGATGCCAGCCAGAATCTCAATCGCACGGTAAAGCTGCACCGCCACTCTCGCGCCGTTACCTAACACCTCGTTATCGCGTGGCGTTGGGGTCAGGTTTACGATCACTACCGCCACACCGTGGATAGCAACAGCGAGCGCGATGTATTCAGCAGCGTGGTTCATGGTAATAGCTAACGCACCTCTAGCTTACTGACGCGGTTTTCGACTTGATTAAGGCGCTGGAACATCTCCTTGTTGCTCTCTTTTATATCAATATGCAGAGTCTCAAGCGATGCACCAATATGCTCCACGGCGCTGGTGAGGCGCACGATAGCGGCAGATGCCTCTTCATTCCTGCGGCTATAGCCAAATATCCCCATCGCTGCGACGCTGACCGATGCGCCTGCAATTGCCGCTACTAGCTCGATCATTGGCAGCAGCAGCGATGGGTCTCAACTATGCGCCTAGTCTAGCCCCAGGGTACGCCTTGCGCCTTGGTTGGTGCTGCCTGCTCATCAAGCTGTGCTTGCAGAGCTGCTTCGATTTCTTCTACCTTTTCATCACCGCCTAGCTTTTCCTGCACCCAGCCAATCACCAAATCTTTCGTTAGCTCAGCAAACGGAATGATGTTATCTGGATCGGGCTGCTCCAGTCCAATGCTGCCATACGCACTAGCGGAGTAGATGCCATCGGTAGCGCCAATTGTGTAGTGGGCGGTGTACACAATCCCGTCTACGGTTGTGCGCTCCAATTGTGCAATGTCCCAGGTGAATGCGGTTGTCATAACGAATGAGATCTACAGGTTGATTGTAATGCAAACCCGTGAAAATCCACGGGGTTAGTAGTGGCGTTGACTACGCTGCCTGACGATCGCGTTCTTCGGCTTGACCTTTTTCATAGGCCCATTTGGCAATCTCCCAATAAGTAGCAGAGCGCCCAGATGTGGTTAGCATGTCGTCCCACTTGTTGGTTAATTCAAATGGGATCTCAAGAAGGCAAACAGTAAGTGGTTTCATGTGATTAGGGAAGGTGGCTACTTCCCTTCCAGAGCGGATAGCCGAGTTTCCAAGGCTTCGATCTTGGCAATAGCTTCCTGCAACGCAGCCGTCAGCAGGGGCACCAGCTTGGATTGGTCGATGCCTTGATAGATAGGATTGCCGTCATCATCAACAGCATCCTTGGTGCCGGTAATAGCTTCAGGAACAACAGCTTGTGCTTCGTGGGCGATGAAGCCGTCAACGGTGTGTCCAGGGTCAACGATGAAGTTGAAGCGGCTGGGTTTTAGTTTCTGGAGGCGGGCAGTTGCCCCAGTAATTGGTTCTACGTTTTCCTTGAGGCGGTAGTCGGAAGAAGTTGCATACGAAGTCGCACTTGCATTTGTTGATATGGTCCCAACTTGTCCGTTGCCGTTACGGAAAATTACATGGCTTTTATTAGTAGTTAGAGAAGTCCTAAACTGGAGGATTGCAGAATAGTTTGAGTCACTATAAAACCCGGTTGTTTCAACATCTGGCGTTGGTGTTGCTGGCGAAGAAGCGACAATAACAACGTCACCAGTGCTCTTAATCCTCATCCGCTCCGTGGGGCTTGCTGCGCCGTCTGCCGTGGTAGAAAACACTAGGCGGCCAGGCATATCGTTAGCGCCGGGGGTGCCGTCTACTAAAGCTTCAATTTTTGCGCCCTGAACAAACTTGGATCCATCTGCACCTTGGAAACTTATAAGCCCAAGTGAGTCTCCCCCACTGGCTGAGCTAACAATTGCATTAGATCCAACAGCAGGGCCTCTGGATCTAGCTAAGATTAAATGTGGGCCATCACCAGTGGATGTTGTATTTGAAGTGAAAGAAGCACAGCTATTTTTATAGTCAGTTCCTTCTACTTGAAACTGCCAAGCATTTCCAGACGCTGCGTTAAAGAAGTTGTCACGCGCACTAGACGTGCCAACTAAGAGCCTGCCGGAGGTGTCAATCCTCATGCCTTCAGCGAAACTACCTGTAGTGGAATATTTAAAAACTAAAGAACTTGCTGTGCCAATTGATCTTGCGCCAATCGTACCTAAGTTTCCAGAATCGTATGAGAGATATATGCCACTAGGATTTGTTCCTGTAAAATTGCCAGCGCCAATAACGGATAAGCCGCCGTTAGCAACGAGTGATTGATCTGGACTAGTAGTGCCAATCCCTACAAGTCCTCCCGAAGTAATCCGAAGTCGCTCATACATTGTTGCATCGCCGTTAGTTCTGGTGCGAAAAACCATTGCACCTGAATAGTTACCTGCGGTTGCGTTTTCTTTGTATGCTTCAACGGAAGCCAACCATGTTTTTTGAGAACTGCCACAATCAGCAGCGAGAACAACAGCTCCTCCCACCCCCGCTGCATTTCCAGTTGTACTGTCATAAACACATAATTGGTTTTGATGAAGGTTGTATATACTTGAAGCATAACTTGATTTATTACCAGCAAAAAATCCAGTTTGAACAGCAAGGTCAGCAACTGGTGTCCCAACAGTTAGCGGGCCGAGGGGCGCAGAAGTCCCCAGACCTAAAAGCCCTCCAGCGGTAAGGCGCATTTTTTCGCCTCGAACTCCGCCAATACGAGTACCAAATGCAAAAGCAGTTTCCCCATCGCTTGTCTCAATAGCAGTAATGGCAGCATCTCCATTAGTACCAACATTAAAAAGCATTCCAACTGCTTTATCATCTGTGGTATTAGTAAGTCTTAAAGCTAAATAATCTTGATCAAAATCAGTTGAATTGTACGCAGTACTACTAGTAGTTGATACGTGCAATTTTTTGCTAGGCGTAATAGTCCCAACGCCAACTCGGTTATTAGTCGCATCAACGTAAAGTACATTTGTGTCAACAGCAACATTACCACTGGCATCAACACTAAGGCGGCTAGTACCATTAGTTGAGATGGCTAGTTGATCTGCACCGGGGCTGTAGATGCCGGTATTTGGATCGCCGCTTGGCGTGATGGCTGGCAGTGCAGCAGTACCAGCAGTTACGGCTAGTACACCCGTCATGGTGTCACCAGCTTTCAGAACGTTGCTAGATGCTGCGCCCGTCAGTGCTGCGGTGATGGTGCCAGCAGTAAAGTTGCCGCTTGCATCCCTGGCAACAATTGCCGATGCGGTGTTAACGTCCGTGGCAGTAGTGGCGCTATTGCTGACCTTGCCAGCCGTTGAAATAGTGGCAAGTTTGGTGTCTACAATGGCAGCGCTGGCGTTTATATCTGCGTTGACGATTACGCCACTGGCTATAGCCGTAACGCCTGTGTCGCTTATCGTTACATCGCCGCTAACCGTGGTGGAAGTTGCAATATTTGCGCTATTGCCTAATACAATATTGCCGTTAGATAGCGTGGCAAGCTTGCTGTAAGAGATACCGGCAGCCGATGCAATATCAGCATTAACTATTGGATATGCGCTTAATTGGCTCCATGGTCTGTAGGTAAGGCTTGTCCATGCTGTGCTGCCAGTGCCAATTTTGATTTTGTTAGTATCCGATTCGATCCCAATCTCGCCTGCTAATAGCGTTGGGTTAGCGCTTGTCCAATTGGCGGCAGTATCACGCCGTTGCGCCATCTTAACTGGGACAGTAGTAGCAGTCGGCATAAGGTCAGGCTCCGCCAGCTAGCAGTAGTTTCTCTGGGTCAGGAGGTGTCGCGTCTGATGCTAACAGTTCAAACGGCGAAAATCCAGTAAAAGCTATATTCTCGAATGCTGCCACATTAGGGGCTATAGCTGAACCACCGCTTAAAATAATATCAAGCACCCATCCTTGCAATATACGTAATGAAATTGTTATATCAAAATAGACTCCTTTTTGCTGCTCTTGTGGTACAGACGCATATCGATAAATTGAATCAATTGGCACTACTTCGCTTGCGTCGCCCCATACTGTAACCGGAATTTGGAAATAACCATGCACTCCACTAGATTGGCTCCAATGTGTACGGATTAAATCTGCATCAGATTCAATGCGATTATTAAACGTCATTTGCAATACATGACCATTATTGCGCAATGAATGACGGAATCGAACGGGGCCGCTAGCTACAGTTGATGCTTCGCTTATATTTAAATCGCCTAGGTCGTAGCTGATTTCATCTGGCACAATATTAGGGAAAATTGCCATGGTTAAATTAGGTAAGGTGGGATTAAAGTTAAAGATACAGTGCCATTAATCTGATCGCATGTTTCATCAAATGATGGGCTGTCAGTATATATCCATTGGTGATTAGCTGGAAATGTTAAATTAGTTGCAGCTAGTGTTGTAGCATTTAGATCAAATGGCTCAAACCGGCCATGGAAAGCGTAATGGCTTAGCAATGAATAATGCTCAGCCCTAGTCATCTGACTAAATGTCATTCGCAATTGATCGCCGGATCTGCCATTGCCATGCCGCACATTAACTTCATCGCCGCTTAAAACAAGCATTGATGTGTTAGACGTGCTACCTGGCGTGTAGGTGCGGCTGCTTGGATTTAGCGCAGGGAATAAAGCCATAGTTATGACGTGCAGCTAACAGTGTAATCCCAAACAGTCCCTTGCAGCGGAGCAATTACTTTCACATATATCCAAGCGCCTGTAGTTGATTTTGTCACTGTTACTGTGGCACTTCCTGATACTGATCCGCTATCATAATTTGCGGCACCTGTAATTACGAACCTATCTGGAATGCCATAAGCATCGTAGAAGAAAGAGAATGAGCCCGCGCCTGCGCCTACGTTTACTGCTTTTGTAAATGTACCTTGGCCCCCTGAATTTGATGCACCTGGGCAATAGATAGGGGCTACGGGTGGATCGCCTATTGCTTTACCGCCTGATTCGTTTGGCGTGCCATAACCATCAGGTGAGCTTGGGTCTGGGCAGCGGCCAATAACAAATATTTTTTTGCCTGTCGTAGTAGGGTCTGGGATATAAGGAGCGCCAACGCCAGACGCTACCATTTCGCAACTGCCTGAAACGTTTAAACTGCTGTTTGGGCACAAATACCAATTATTATATTGACCGGAGCAAACTTCGCCTGCTGTTAGTGTGTCACCAGGCAATGGCTGCCCTGCTGTGCCACTTCCGCCATCAATGCTTAGCTCTACTGGTCCATCCAATGGGTCTTCTGGGTTATCAACTGGATCTGTCGGCCCGCCTTCTGGCTCGTTGCCAAGTTCAGCAGGGTCAGTTTCAATCGGTGGGTCGTTTATAGGTGATATGGTTTCGCCAACATCGGGCAAAGGGGTATTATCGACATCGCGGCCTGCAATGTCACAAGTGAAATCTGTGCGCCCGGTTGGTACCGTGTAACCATTACCAATCGCAGCATTAACCGCTAGACCAACCAGACTGCGGTTTTCGCTATCAATGGGGAAATGAATTAAATCTAAACTAATAACACCACTGATGGATCTTGCTATACGCTCTACTTCGTAAAAATGATTATGATAACTAACTGCACCTACATTAGTTTCACGCCTTAACCAGACGCGAACAATATCGCCCACAATTAACGTGGCATTAAATGAGCTAGGCGCAACACGTATTCTAAGCGTATGCGTTACATAGTAACGACTAGCAACCCTGTATGTTCCAACTTTTACTGCATGATTTTCAGTAGCGCAAAATTGGCTTAGATCATATTGTTCTAATGGGCCGTTATCTGCTAATCCTGTCATACGTATTTCAGCCGATCGGATAATGCCAATGTCGCTATCCGGTTGCTGCCGCCATAAAACTAAGGCTGTAATAGCTTTGCGATTTTCAAGCGAAATATAATCAATTTCAAAACTTTCAATTATTACGTGATCTTCTGTAAAAGTAAATACTGGCTCAATTGCTGTTGTTTTAATTGTGCCATTGGCATTAGTTTGAAGCCTTGGCCTTAAACCTTTTTTACCATTCTTATCACTTACTCGCAGCAAGAAATCTGAACTAATAGATTGTAGCCAATCTTCCAAATTAGTTGATTGCTTGAATTCTCCATTATAGAATAAACCATTTACATCGCAAAATAATGCTGCATCTTCCATCATTGTCAAGTCAACCATTGAGCTTGGAAACCGGCTGCTTTGTGTTATCAAATACAATGCTAAATCAATTACATTATTGCTAGGACCTGTAATGTCATCCAGGATTCTTGTAACATTCATTCCGTTACGGACAAAACAATGCACTTGCCTATCCCATAATTCGCTGCCATCATCATGCGTATTAATAAAACTAAGAGTTGTCATGTTGTCGTATGTGCCTTGGGTCCCGCAATACAATGGACAATTCCAGAATTTTTTAGTTGCTACAGCAACAATGAAATTGCCGGGGTCCCAAGTTTCAGCGCGGCGGTCGTATGTTTGTGCCCATGTCCCTACACGGCAAGCACGTTGAAATACATCTTTAAGTGGCAATTGATCCATATCGCCTTCACTAAGTACTAGGTGTACTTTGGTAGTCAGCACGTTAGTTGTTGAGTTGTTCTCATATCTGCCCTCAGTAGCAGATGGGCTCACCAACACACCGCCATTGCTTGATACACGGCGACAAAAAACAATTGGGATTGGCTCGCCAATTACTGCTGCTTTTTGCCTGCTGTCTAATGGCGACTGTCCTTCGGCTGCGCCTTCCGTCGCTACTGTGGTAACTAATCCGCTTTGATACGGCAGCAGCGCTAATGGGTCTCTAATCTGAATGCTCATAATCTTACCGGCGCCCCAACAAGCAAAGTAGTAAATTTACGCGGCGGCACTTGCGCACCTACCGGGCTAAGCGCTGAACTTAAATTAATTGATAGTTCCGTAAAATTACCTGAAATTTTTGACACTTCGCCAACATAAGTGGCAATCAATAACTGGCTAGATATTGGCGCCGATTGTAATAATCGTGTGTCAAATTCATACATTTTAATCTCGCATAATCTGTTATTATTCAAAGCCGCTTTAAACACACTAATTGCTGTGGCTGTAGCCGGCACTGTTATACTAACGTCTGAACCGGCGGGGCTACCGGCCATCATTCCATCTGCGTTGAATGGATTGTAAGACCAAGATGCAGAGTCTAAAGTAATAGTTTGATTAATGTAATATGCTTGCCAGCGTACGTAGGTCTGACTGCTATCGTAAATTCTCAGATATTGGCTTTGGCCGCGATTACTCATGCGCCTACTCCTTGATAGCTGCGTCCGCCAAACGTACGGTTATTAAGCAGTAAAGAATCTGTTAGCATTGTAAGTGCTTTTTCCATGTCAGCAATTGTTACATACTGTTGGTTGTTTTGTTGCAGCACTGGACCAGTTTGTATTTGTATCGTAGGTGATGATGACCTGCTGCCATTGCGCCCTGAACCGCCTACAACACCGCCATTAGCGAATGCTGGTATCACTGCCCCGCCACGTGCCCCGCTCATGTAGTTAGCGCTTGCAGCAGCCATCTTAGATTCAGGAATTATATACTCGCGCTCGCCACCTTCGCCCACCATCGCAAGGGTAGGACCATTCACAACGCCGCCTTTAGCGAATCTTGGCAATTGCGGCTGGGGCAAATAAGCAATCTGTGGCAACTGTAAAGTTGCTAACGCTCGGTTAGCCCCTTGGATTACTTTATTGATTGCAGTTACTACACTGCTTATAGCATTACCAATACCATTCAAAATATTGTTTACTATACCTTTCATTGTTTGCATAGCAGCTTCAAAAGGTTTTGTAATTGCGTCTTTGACAGATTGAAATATATTGCTAATGTTTGTTACCATTTGTTTTATTGTGTCTTGCACCGGCTTAACAAAATTTTGATTTATAAAAGTTGTGACTGCTGTGAATACTTTTTTAGCTGGTTCTATGAAATTTGTATTAATATATCCATATGCCGCAGTTGCAAAATCTGATATTGCTGTTTGCGTTGGTGTTATAAAACTATCAATTATAAATCTTGTTAACGCAAAATGCGCATCCATGTAAGGCTTGATAAAATTATTGTATATCATTGTAAAAAATTGTTTATACAATTCAACAATGGCATTAATTGCTGCGCCAACTTGGTCTCTGAACGCATAGATTGCAACACCTGCTGCTACCAGTAATGCAACCCAACCTACAGGGCCTGTGAATACGCCAGCCAAGACAGTCCCTAGCCCACTTAATGCGCTGCCAATAGCAGCCACTACAGGGCCCACAGCGCCAAGGTAACCTGCAATAGTGGCAAGCGGTGCGCCAACACCTGCAAGAGTTAGCCCCAAAGCTTTAAGTGAATATATAAAGCTAGCAATAACCGGTGCAACTGCAACGATAGCAACAAATGATCCGCCTAGTGCTCCTAGTATCGGCCCAAGGCCAGGCACATTGTTTAGCAGCCATGTGAAGCCTTCAATTACTGGTGTTAGCGCTTGGATTAATTTTGTTAATGCTGGCGCTAACGATTGCCCAAATGTAATTGCCAATATGTTTACATTATTTTCAGCCAATTTGGCTTGCTGCGTTGCAGTTTGCAACCGTTTAAAATATTCATCTTGAGTTGAGCCGGCATATTTTGATTTATCACCAACCATCTCTAATGCTTTTGATAATAGCTCAGTGTTTTGTATTAAAGGCATCAACCCTTTCGCTTCATCGCCAAATAAATCAGATACCACTGACAGTTGCTGCTCGCGTGGTAAAGCTCGTATTTTTGCGAATACATCTGTAATAGTTCCAATAGCATCTGTTTGTAAATTCTTGGCTAATGTGGTAGCTACCTCTTTAGATAATTCTACTGCTGCTGCTTTTGCCTGCTCCTTTGCTTCTTTAAGTCGTGATGCTTCTAGCCTCTTAATTTCTTCAAACCGCTGAGTTGTCCCATTGATTTCAATTTCTTTTTGGTCATCTAAGGAATCTCTAACACGTTGCAGATTATCCCTGTCAAACCTTTGCTTTTCCTTTAATTCGCGGTCAGTTGCGTCTCTTACGGCATCAACGCGTTTGTCATAGAATTGATTAATTCTTGCAATTTCAAAATCTTCTGAAGTATTATTAGCCAGTGCCCTTTGCTTCGCGCCATCAATTTCATTTTTCTTTTGTGTTTCTAAACCTTCAATCTGTGCGTCTTGTCTTTTGGTAAGAGATTTTCTATATGCCTCATTTTCATCGTCAAACGCGTCCTGAGTTACTGTTAAAGTATCTCTATACCTGCGGTCAATTTCTTTCTTGAGTTGGTTCGTTTCAAGCTCAGCAGCGGCAAGTCTCTGACGGCTTTCTTCTTCAACTGCTTCTGTATGTTTTTTCTCATATTCGGCTGCCGACTCCGAAGCAAACCCTAATTTTCCTAATGCTGATATTTGCCTTTCTGTCATGCTTTCGCCTCTTCCTAATGCTTTCACCATATTATTAAAACTTGTTGCTGCAACCTCAGTATTGACCCCAGCCGAAACCATCGCGGCGCCAAAAGCTGCGGTTTGTTCTGCGCTAACACCCGCAATTTTACCAGCGCTGCCAGACCTTAAAACAAATTCAACTAAGTCGCCTGCTGTTGATGCTGTGTTATTACTTAAATGATTCATTGCGTCGGCAAGATTAACTAAATCAGGCTGTGCCAATCCCAGAGATGTTTTAATTTTTGCTAATGCAGTAGCTGCATCCCCTGCGGTTAAATCAAAAGCAATACTAACCTGGCCTACGGTTTCAGCAAATTCTTTTATTTCTGCTGCCGGAATACCTGCGGAACCTGCGGCTTCAAAAATATCTGCAATTCCTTTTGCTGCAATAGGCATTCTTTTGGATAGCTCAAATATATCGCTTTCCATCGCTTTAAAAGCTGTTGGATTTTCCAAGCCATCGACAACTTTGCGCACGCCTGCCATGGACTCTTCAAAATCCATAGCGGCTTTTGTAGATAGCGCCATTGCGGTGGCGATAGCTGCGGCACCAATGGCTGCAACTTGGAACACCTCAGAGCTAACCATATCCTTGAAGCCTTCCTTGGCCCCTTTCGCCGCCTTCTCTACCTTCTCCAGGCCGCCTTCTAATTTCGTAAGATTAGATATGCCAGTTACTTCTGCTGCAATTTTTAATACGGCCTGAAGGTTCATTGCCATGGTCTATCTCCTACCTTTTTTTTGCGATTTTATTGCCGCATCAGTGAATATTTCAAGCGCCCTGGATTCCATCACTTGCAGGTCCTCCATTACTTTTGCTTGGTCATCCACATTATAGAGCTTAAGCATGGAGAAGACAGCGTTGTAATCAAGGCCGATCACCCCATGAGACGCCACCCGCCATTGGGTCTGGCATTTCAAAAACATTATTACGGCATCTTCATGTTCGGGCCATATGTCGTAACTTTTTTGTTCTTCTAATTCTTCGGTTAAATCAATGCCAA